ACAGGGAGTACAACTTCCTGATGAGTCCTTCGATGCTGACAGAACTAAGGATTTCTGGGGTAAATTAGGGGCAAAAGATTCCGCAGAGGGTTACGAAATCACCCAGGTAGAGAACAGTCTCCTGGAAGAAAAATTCGTTTCAGATATGAAGAACTTCGCTGTTGAGAATAATGTACCTTTAGCGACTATGCAGAAGATGACTGACTTCATGGAATCTCAGTCACTAACTGCTCAAACTGAAGGTAATGAGGAAAGAGCTAATTCTATCAAGGAAGGGCTGGACGGTGTTCGCACAGAATACGGGGCTGCTTATGATGGAAATCTAAAATTAGCAATGAAAGTTATTACAGATATCGGTGGCTTAGGTGAAGAGGATTTAAAAGTATTCGCTGATCCAACTATCGGGAGTAACCCTGCTATAATCAGAACTTTGGTTAATATTGGAAAGAAACTGTATAGTGAGGACAGTATCCAAGGTGACGCTAATAGTGGGTTATTATCTCCTGAGCAAGCTCAAGACGAGATCAACAAGATCTATGATGACAAGAATCATGCCTTCCATAACCAGTCAGCTCATGGTCATGCAGAAGCACAAAAGAAAATGTTAAAATTATTTCAAATGAAAAGAGGAATTTCTTCTTGACAAAAATCGGGGAACTACATTATCCTGAAATTAGGCAATATTTCAGGATTATCGGAGTTCTCCGACCCCTACTACCAATCTTGCTCAGATCGGACCCATTTGGACTACCTAATCGTAAATAATTAATTTTTGTTATTAACCTTATTTGGAGTTCAAAATGAAACTTTTAAATGCAATTTTAAATTTTATTGCAATCTTTTTCGGAAATGAAAGAGGTTCAGTTGAAGTAACTACCTCTATGGTAGATATGTTCAGCTCAAATGTTATGCACCTTTCTCAACAAGAAGGTTCAATGCTTTATGAGTATTGCCGTCAAGAGACACAGGATGCAGAATCTAAGTTCCATGATCGTATTGGAAAATCAAAGGCCCGTAGAAAAGCTGGTCGTCACTCTGATGTTCTTTTCAGTGATATCCCTCATAGTAGACGTATGGTTACTACTGAAGATATCTATGATGCTGATCTAGTAGATCAAGAAGATAAAATCAGAACTATCATGAACATTGAAAATGAGTACACAAAATCTATTGCTATGTCTATCGGACGTGACATGGATGAGCAGATCATTGATTTTGCTCTTGGTAGTGCTTACGGTGGGAAGAAAGGGACTGTAGCTATTCCTCTTCCTGATAGCCAAAAATTAGTTGCTACGAATGGTACTATATTTACAGGGATGAATGTTCTTACACTTCGTAGAAGTCGTAAACTATTCAAGCAAAACGAGTCAATTAAGAAAGGTGAGAAATTAATCTTTTGTTGGGCAGCCGAGCAAGCAGATGACCTTTTAGGATCTACAGAAGTTACTTCAAGCGACTTTAACTCAGTTAAAGCTCTTGTAGATGGTGAAGTAGATACTTTCATGGGATTCAAATTTGTTGAAACTGAATTACTTCCTTTCATTGGAGCTAATGTAACTTTTGAACTTGCTTCAGGTAAGGTCAATGTAGTTAATGATGGTACGGCTCTTTCTGGAGAAGGTCGTCGATGTATCGCTTTCACAGCGAAACGTGGACTACTTGCTGCTAAGGCGAGAGAAGTAAATGGAAGAATTACTGAGAGAGCTGATAAGCATTACGCTAATCAGGTTTATGCTGCACTTTCTTTCGGGGGAACTCGGATGGAAGAAGAGCAAGTAATGGAAATCATTTGTAAAGAAGTTTAATCTTGGAAAGGGTAGCCTAGAGCTACCCTAACCTTATCCATGGGAGAATCATGGCAATTAATAACGGTAAAAACTACGCAAAACAGTTTATCACCAAGCCTTCTGAAAAGATTGAGAAAGGTGAGCAAGCTGGTAAGAAGAGAATCCTCGTAGAGAGATTCACTCTTGACTATGCTGTTCAAGTTGGCGATACAATTTTAGGACCAAAACTTCCTGCTTACGCTATCGTAACTGGAGCTAAGTTAAGTTTAGACAAGTCACTAGGTGCTACAGGTATCTTCAAAGCTGGACATTTAGCTAATGATGAGGAATCTGCTGATTCAGGAGCTTTCGTAGTCGGTGCTGATGGTGGTGGACAAGCTGCTTTAGCTAGAGAAAGTGCTGGTCTTTCAGGTATCTTCAAAACTTTCGTAAGTGAAACTCAAATAGTAATTGAGTGTACGGAAGTTATGGATGGTGCGGTTCTTGACGGAGAATTAGTTCTCGTAGTTGAGTATGTAAACGACTAAAAAAAGTTACTAGTCTTGTGCCTCCAAGCCTAACTAGTTCAATCAGGGAGTCAATATGGCCACAGCCGTCAGTATTTGTAATATTGCTTTACGAAGATTGGGAGCTGAGACTATTGACTCCCTATCTGATGATACCAATAGAGCAAAATTAATGAATGAGCTTTACGATGATATTCGTAAGCAAGTTTTAAAATCCTCTAGGTGGTCTTTTGCCTCTAAGAGAGTTTCTTTAGCTGCAAATGCAGTTACTCCAGGTTTCGAATTCTCTCACTCATTCGACCTACCTACAGATTATATTATAGCTATTTCGGAATACGAGGAAGTAGCTATTCAGAGAGAGGGGGCTTATTTGTTAGCTAATGCTGATTCTCTCAAATTGAAATACATATTTGATGAAGAAGATCCCGAAAACTTCGAACCCGAATTCATAAAAATTCTTTATTTATCTCTAGCAGTAGAGGCATCTTATTCTCTTGTTCAAGATAAGAAACTGAAGAATGATCTGTCTATAGAACTTAAGGCAGCTCTAGAAGATGCTAGATATGACAATGCCAAAGAATCGACTCCTGAAGAATTTGAAATAGATACATTTATTGATGTGAGGCTTTAATGGGCAAAGTTACTAGTGTTCAGAATAGCTTCACTTCCGGTGAATTAAGCCCTAAATTAGAGGGTCGTGGAGATATTCAGGAGTACTTTAATGGTGTTGCTCTATTTGAAAACCTTATACCTGGAAGAGGTGGTGGGGCTTTTAAAAGACCTGGCACCCAATATGTTAAAGATCTTTCAGGAACTACTCAAGCTAAAGGGGGATTATACCCTTTAGTAATCTCTCGTACTGAGTCCTATTTGGTATCCCTAACCACTAACGAATTAGCTGGGCAACCAGAGATATTAGTGAAGGTCTATAGAGCTGACTTTACAGGACAGCAGACATTAGTAGAGAAAACTGTAGCTAATAGTTTACAAACAGTTGGGGCCATAATTGGAACTCCTCCAAGTAGTAGGAAGTTCAACTTCGTACAGATTTTCGATTTAATGGTATTCACCCACATCTCAGGATTCTATGAGCCTTTTGTAGTTAGGAAACTAGCTGACGGTACTTTCGAGGCAAATCCTTATAGTACTGAGGTCGTGAGACTTGGCTCTCCTGTTAGAGGTATTGTATATCCTGATTATAATCAGGTTTCCTCACAAGTGATGACTCTTTCTGGCGGAGGAACTTTACTGGACTTATCTAGCGATTTCGTAGGATTTGTAGCTGGTGAGACATTTAAAATTAAAACGACCGCGACTAACGACGATGTGTATAAGATAGTTGTAAAAAATAGCTCTATTCAATATCAAGTTGTCGCCCTAGTAGGGGGTGGTAACTATAATAATTCTGATTGGGCGAAACAGTCATGGAGTAGGGAAGGTGGCTACCCTAAAGCTGTCTCACTATTTCAGCAGAGATTGGCCTTCGGCGGTACTAAAGCAAACCCTACAGGAGTTTGGTTCACCAACACTGAGAACTTATTCCTTATTTTAAACAAGAAATTATTACAAGACTCGGCTACGGATGCTTCTGGAATTGGGTTTTATGGGGTTATATTAAATTCGGATCCCTTTGGTGTCACTTTGACCTCAAATCAATCTAACGGTATTCAATGGATGACTTCTGACAGGGTTCTCCAAATAGGAACAACTTCTAGTGAATATGTGGTTTCAACTGTAGACGGTAAATTTGGCCCTGCTAACGTCAATGTATCTGCTCAAACTTTCTTCGGGTCGAATGACTCCGCAGCGATTAGGGCACAGAACGCCACGGTATTTATCAGTACTGACGGGAAATCTTTGAGAGAGGTTTCCTTCTCCTTTGAGAATGGGTCGAATGTTTCCCGTCTTCTATCTATCCTTTCAGATCAAATGGTTTACCATAATATAAAATCTACGGAATCTGTATATGATACCGAATTCGAACAAGTGGTATATCAGCCCTCTAGGTCCTGTATATGGGCAATTACCAACCATCAAGAACTTGTAGGTTTAGTTATAGAGGAGTCGGGGAAAGTATTGGCCTGGCATAGGCACATAATCGCTGGAACAGATGTTAAGATATGGGGAATAGCTTCTATTCCTGATGATTTAGGGAGATACGATAATCTTTATTTATCAGTTGAACGTACCATAGATGGGGCTACTGCTACATATATAGAGGTGATTGGTCCTGATTTTGAAAATACTACTATGTACGGCCAAGATAATACGGACCTTAGAAACTTCCCTATTTATACGGAATCTTTCTATACTCCTTCTACTTTCTCCCATGGGGCTACGAAAGCTGATGTTCCCCATTTAACAGGAGAGACTGTAGAAGTCCTAGAAAAAGGAATTTATAAAGGGACTAAGGTAGTTAAAGATGATTTAGGCGGCTCTCCATATATAGATATTAGCACGGGTTTACTGGCCCATGATATTATTATTGGGCTTCCATATAAGGCAAGGCTTAAATCTATGAAACATCAGAAGGGAAGCCAGACTGGAACTTCTGATATTCAGATCAAAAGAATAGATAGACTCATGGTGTCGCTATTTAGGTCGTTAAAGTATAAAATAGGTACTAGAGAAGATAATGCGGAATTAGTTGATAAATCGGTTCAAGATAAAGTACAATTATTCACTGGAGAGCACTCGACAATGGTTACAGCAACCCCTGATACAGAACAAAGATTCTATATTGAGTCGAATGGTCCCTACCCTCTAAACATTCTATCCGTAGGTGTTAGAGGAATGACAGAGGATTAATATGCCGTTTCCACTTATAGCAGTAGCAGCAGCAGGAGGGGCCTTACAAGCGTATGGTACCTATAAATC